TGTTTGAAAACTTGGCTTGATTGTATTAGCAAATGAACATGGTGTATATTATAAAGTAGATTCCTATAAAAAATCTTTAGATAAATTAAAATGTGCTTTAACAAAAAAAATGAAAGAAATGTCAAATTCGGATAAACAAAAAGATATTGCAATTATGCTTAAAAATACTGAAATACTTATGATGCATGTAAATAAAGATTTTTAAAATAGGTTATAATATTTTATAGGTTATAATATTTTATAGGTTATAATATTTTATATATATAATGAAATACTTATTTGTATATATAATGTTATGTTTGTTTTTTATTTTTTTTATGGCACATATAAATGCTAATAGTAATAGTAGTAATAATAATAGTAGCAATAATAATAGTAGCAATAATAATAGTAGCAATAATATATATGAAATGAATAATTTAGTTATATTACCAAACCCAAAACCTACATCTCTCGTTCAACATTAATTATGTTATTTAGTAATATAATATATGACATTAGAACTTAAAAAATTTGATATGAAACGTATTACATTTTTAAAAGATGAAAATAAGGGTCCTGTTATTGTTTTAATTGGACGTCGAGATACAGGTAAAAGTTTTTTAGTTAGAGATTTATTATTTCATCATAGAGATATTCCAATTGGAACTGTTATTTCAGGAACTGAAGCTGGAAATGGATTTTATTCATTACATGTTCCTAAATTATTTATTCATGATGAATATAGTACTGGAATTATTGAAAATATTTTAAAAAGACAAAAAACTGTTATTAAAGAAGTAAATAAACAAATTCAAATGTATAAATCTAGTAAAATTGATGCAAGAACATTTGTTATTTTAGATGATTGTTTGTATGACAATGGTTGGACTAAAGACAAAATGATGCGTTTATTGTTCATGAATGGTCGTCATTGGAAAGTATTTTTAATTATTACAATGCAATATCCTTTAGGTATACCTCCTAATTTAAGAACAAATATTGATTATGTATTTATTTTAAGAGAACCATATATTGCAAATCGTAAACGTATTTATGAAAATTATGCTGGAATGTTCCCTACATTTGAATCATTTTGTCAAGTTATGGACCAATGTACAGAAAATTATGAATGTTTAGTTATAGATAATAATGTAAAATCAAATAAATTAAGTGAACAAATATTTTGGTATAAAGCTGATTCAAATATTAGACATGATTTTAAATTAGGTTCAAAAGAATTTTGGGAAATGTCCAAATCAATAAAAGATGATGAAGATGATGCCCCATATAATCCAGAACAATTTAGAAAAATTGGACAAAAAATTAATGTTAAAAAAACAAAATGGTAATTTAATTTTATTTTTTAGCACTTCTACGTAAAATATATTTAGTAAACCATTTATATGGTCTAAATTTTTTTGTTTTAGGCTTAACTGTATTAGTAAATACTTTTTTTGTTTTAGATTCTCTATTTCTATGCAATTTGTTTTGTAGACTTTTTCGTGCTACTAATAAACTAATTGATTCAGAAGGTTTTGTTTTTGAAGGTTCTGAACTTTTTGATTCTTCTGTTCCATGATATTGACGATGAACACTAATTATATTATTTAAATTTTGTTGCATTTTAGAGTCAAGATTTAAACCTTTTACTTTTTGTGTAATCATTTGTTCATATTGTTTTTTGGTTTCAGGTGACATACTTCTACCTCTAAATGAAGCTTTATGTAAAGATTTAAGTTTTGGTTTTGGAGAAGGTGCGTTGTTTTTATTTGGACCATTTAATCTACGCATTAAATTATATTGCATTTTTGTTGAAGGTGACATACTTGGACTTCTACCTCTCAAACTTCTTGAACTTCTTGGTGAAGGTGCATTTCCTTTATTTGGACCTTCTGCTCTAAGCATTAGATTATATTGCATTTTTGTTGAAGGTGACATACTTGGACTTCTACTTCTTGTCGAAAATTTTCTATTTTTTTTAAATTCTTTTAATGCATTTCTTAATGAAGGTGACATAGTTGAAGACATCCCTAAAGACGAAGACATCCCTAAGGACATATTATTTAATGGTTGTAATCTTGCTAATGGTTGTAAACTTTGTAAATGTAATGGTGATGGTCTAAATAATTCTTCTAATTCATTATAATTAGATGCTAATTGACGAACATCATTTTTATCTTCAAATCTAGCATTTTGTCCTGTAATAAATAAATCTGCTATAGTTCCATTTGAGGTTGGCATTTTTAATATATTTTGTATTAAAATATCTTTTTTTGGAAAATCTTCATTTCTAAAAGTAGTAAAATGACCAGGATTTTGGGTTAAAATTAAAAAATCAACATCAGTAAAAGGTATAGATATATTTAAAATTAATGTTGTTACAATAGTACCATCTGCATATATTTCAAATACAATAATATTTTTTTTATAAATATCAGTAAATGAACGAATTATTTCTAATGGCATGTAAATATCTTTATTTCTTTTCATTTCATGCGTAATATTTGTTCGCATTGTTGCATGATTTATATAATGTGTTACTAATTTTTTTCTTAAATGTTTTTCTTTTTTAGAATCAGATGATTCTCCTGAACTAAATCTTTTATCTAAAATATATAATAAAGATGCAAATAAACAATTACCATCAGCAATAATTTCATCTGTTTCTAATAAATATGTGCATTCATTTTGTCTACATTTAAATTTAAGCCCGTAATAAGGATTACCTCTTGGTCTAATATTTCTTTTTACAAATTCATTAAATTTATGTAATGATAATAATAATGATTTACTTTTATTTTCATCTAATTTGTCAATAGAATTTAATAACACACTCATATATATAATATAATATAATATATATATGAGCAGTCGTAGTAGAAGTCGTAGTAGAAGTCGTAGTAGAAGTCGTAGTAGAAGTCGTAGTAGAAGTAGTAATAATATTTTAGGACCTCCTCCTTTAAGTCCACCTCGTTTAACACGGGGAATGGCATTTTATGGAACTCCTCCACCTCGTTTAACTGAACCTCTAGCTGAAACTGAAACTGATAATGAAAATATGTTACGATTTTATCATAATCAACATATGACTGGTATACCGCCTAATTCTAATAATGAAGTTATGTATCAAAATAATAATAATAGTTTAGGATTAGGACCTCCTCCGCCTCCACCCCTTTTAACAAGAGGAAGAAGAACTCGTGCACGAAATAGATTTAGTAGTAGAAATAGTAGAAATAGTAGAAATAGTAGAAATAGTAGAAATAGTAGAAATAGTAGAAGTAATCGTAATAGTAATAGTAATAATAGTTTAGGATTAGGTCCACCTCCACTTCCAACTCCTTTAACAAGACAAAACGCTATAATTTCATCGGGGTCTTTCTTTCTACCTCGTTTAAGACAAACTCCTGCACGAAATAGACCTAGAAGTAGGTCAGGTTCTAGAACTAGGTCCAGAACTAGGTCCAGAACTAGGTCCAGAACTAGGTCTGCAGAAAGACCTAATGAAAATGTAAATGCAATAACTAGGAGGCATTTAGAAAAAGCAATTAGTAGACTTGGGCCAAAGACAGCAAATTATCAACGTTATAAGAATAAATATACTCTTGCATATAATGAAAATGGACCACATTTAACTAAAAAAACCTAATAAATACATAAAGCTTTTTATATTATAATTATAATGAGAATTGGATTATTAATACCATCTACTTCAAATGGTAGAGATAGAGAATGGAATACAATTAAAGATAGTTATTTATTTAATTTAACATTTAAAACATTTTTATTAACATATGACCCTGAACATGAATATGTATTTTATATTGGAATTGATAAAGGAGACAAAATATTTGATAATATAGAACAACAAACAATATTAAATAATTTTAAAAAGGTTTATAAAAATTTAGATATTAAATTCATTTATATGAACTGTAATAAAGGACATTTAACTAGAATGTGGAATATATTATTTCAAATGGCATATGATGAACAATGTGATTATTTTTATCAATGTGGAGATGATATTAAATTTTATACAAAAGGATGGGTAAATGATTGTATTACTACTCTTAGTTCACATCATAATATTGGAATTACTGGTCCAATTAATAATAATACTCAAATATTAACTCAAGTATTTATTTCTAGAGTACATATGAAAATATTTGGATTTTTATTTCCTGAAGAAATTTTAAATTGGGGATGTGATGATTGGTATAATTGGGTTTATAAACCTTATCATTTTTTTCCTTTAATTAAACATTTTTCTAGCAATGAAGGAGGAAAACCTCGTTATAATATTAATAATAATGAACATTTTATGGATAATTATTCATATAATGTTAAAAAAATAAGAAAAGAAAGCCAACAATTAGCAGAAAGTCATAAATCTTTAATTGATAAATATAAATTACAACTACAATTACTTCTTTGATTTAACATTTAAATTTTTATTTGTATTTGGATTTGGATTTTTTTCTTTATTTGTTTTAATATTTGTATTTGAAATTGTTTTAACATTATTTACAGGTATATTTACAGGTATATTTACAGTTGTATTTGTATTTTTATTTGATTTTTTTTCATGATTTACTTTATCACTTGTACTTGTTATATTGTTTGGATTTATTTTATTTTGTTTTGGGTCATTCACTTTTATATCTTTAGATTTTTGTATAAATGTTTGATTATTTTTATTATTTATAACTTGTTCTGTTTTTACTTCTATTTTTATTTGTTTATTTTGTTCAATAACTTTTATTGGTTCTTCAACTACTGGTTCTATAATTTCTATATCTGAATCAATAACTTTTATTGGTTCTTCAACTAATGGTTCAACTACTGGTTCAACTACTGATTCTACAGTTGGTTCTACAGTTGGTTCTACAGTTGGTTCTACAGTTGGTTCTACAGTTGGTTCTACAGTTGGTTCAACTACTGGTTCAACTACTGGTTCAACTACTGATTCTACAGTTGGTTCTACAGTTGGTTCTACAGTTGGTTCTACAGTTGGTTCAAC